TAGTACACGAGCTAAATCCGTTATACATGCAACGTGTAGGATGGAATCATTTTATGCGACAGGGAATATTTTGTAACGAAAACAGCCCTCCTGATAGATTTGAAAAAATTAAAAAAGATCAAAACATAAAAATACTACCATGGGAAGCAAAGGGTGATTATATTTTATTCATCTTGCAGAAGCCTAATGACAGTAGTTTAGAACAAGTTCATAAAGTTTGGGGAAATACTACTACTGGATATTGGGATTACGTAGTTGATTGCTTAACGCATATACGTATGCATACTGATATGCCTATTATCCTTAGAGGACATCCAAAAGCAAGAAAAAGTAGGTCAATAGCAGAAGGTATTGCAAATAGCAATGCTATTCCTAATGTAACACACACTGTTAATTACGAAACAAATACAACAGCGAGTGGCGGCAAAGGATTGCAAAAAGACTTTGACAACGCCTGGGCTGTAGTTGGAACAACTAGTAATACTCTTATTGAAAGTGCATGTTTAGGTATCCCTACATTTGCATTAGACGACACTGCAATGTGTTGGCCAGTTAGTCAACCAAGTCTATCATATATAGACAATCCAAAATTAGATATACCTCGTGAACAATGGTTATATGATTTAGCTTGGACACAATATTATTTTCATGAGCATAAATTAGGGTATGCTTGGAACAGACTTAAACCTTATTACTTTTCTTAAATAAACTACGTATATAAATACTGTGGAGAAACTATATATGCAAACAACATTATATCAAGACTGGACTATATTGTCTGGCGATTCTATTCTACACAGAGCAATGAAAAAAGAACGAAAACCAAATGTTGTTGATTATCAGTCTGGACAAATTAACACAGCAATGTCGTGTTGCAAGCAATTTAGGACAGCAATTGATGTAGGAGCAAACTACGGCATAATGTCATTTCATATGTCAAAAAGATTTACTAATGTACATGCATTTGAAATTGAACCTAACGTTTATAACTGCTTAGAAACAAATGTAAAACACTTTAATCTAGATAATGTACAAATACATGCTTGTGGGCTTGGTGATAAAGAGCAAACTGTTTCACTGACTTACATTATGAACAATAAAAATATCAGCAAAGGAATAAGAAGTACATTCGGCACTCATGTTACTCCTAATTCAAGCGGTGATATCTTAGTAAAAACAATGGATAGTTTTTCATTTACAGATGTTGATTTTATTAAAATGGACGCTGAAGGGTTTGAGCCACTTATTATAAACGGCGGTATTGATCTAATAGCAAAATATAAGCCTGTAATACTATACGAATGCAAAGGGCACGAAACTAGATACGGCTATGCAAGAGACGAAGTGGGTAAACAATTAAAGAAGCTTGGCTATGGTAAAATAGCAAAGACAGGTAACAAAAAAAACGCAATTATAGGTGTGATAAATTAAATGAAACAAGTATATAATTATTGGATGCCAGATAGCGATAATCATTTTTATAGGATGATTACTAAGCGTGTTAAAAATGGAGGTCCAGCTGAATATCAAGACGATGTTAGAGATACTGCTTACAAATATGTTACAGACTTTGATCTTGCAATCGACGTTGGAGCAAATGTAGGGCTATGGGCAAAGCCATTAACTGAAAAATTTAAACAAGTTTTTGCTTATGAACCTATGCAGCAAGTACATGAATGCTTAGAACTTAATGTAAAAGGATTGCCAGTGCAAGTTAATTTTTTTGCATTAGGCAGTGTTAATGATAAAGTTACTATGGAATTTGATAAAGACAATACTGGTAATAGTTATGTTTCTGATATTGGTACTGGCAACATAACTATTAAACGCATGGATGATTTAAATTTGCCTAAATTTGGATTATTAAAAATTGATTGTGAAAGACACGAGTTAGAAGTGTTAAAAGGAGCAACAGAAACAATTTTAAGATACAAACCTATTATTGTATGCGAGCAACATCCTGATACAAATGAGTGTGCCGGAGAGTATATAAAATCATTAGGTGCTATTGAATTTACTAATGTACGTAAAGATTATATATTTGGCTGGAATTCATAAATATCTTTTTTTATAAACTGCGCACATAAATATCTACATGAACAAAGTAGTATTAGTCACAGGAGGCTTTGATCCTCTACACAGTGGGCACATTGCCTATATTAACGCAGCAGCACAACTAGGTAATCAATTACATATTGGCCTAAACTCAGATGCATGGTTAACACGTAAGAAAGGCATGCCGTTTATGCCTTTCTTAGAACGGGTTGCAATCATACAAGAACTTAAAGCTGTTGATTCAGTCTTTGGATTCAATGATGATGATGACTCAGCTTGCGGAGCAATATATCAAATGTTGCACCACCGCAAGGATCTGCCAATGGCCTATAAGCTTATTTTTGCCAACGGCGGCGATAGAACAAAAGCTAATTCACCGGAACAGATGAGATATGCAACGTATCCTCATATAGAGTTTGTATACGGAGTTGGAGGAGAAGATAAGAAAAATTCAAGTAGTTGGATTTTAGAAGAATGGAAATCTCCTAAGACGATTCGTCCTTGGGGATTTTATAGAGTATTAGATCACGGCAAAGGCTGGGCAGTAAAAGAACTTACTATTATGCCAGGCAAGTCATTATCAGATCAACGACATAAGCATAGATCTGAGCATTGGCATGTTGTACAAGGCGAAGTAACAATTGACACTGAATGGCAAGATCGTAAAACAACAATAACAGTTGGTCCGCAAGATAGTTATGATATTAATAACATGGTATGGCACAGACCACATAACAACGGAACTGAGCCAGTTAAAATTATCGAAACTTGGTTTGGGAATATACTAGCGGAGAGCGACATTGAGCGAAGAGAATAACCCATTACGTATATACGTCGGCTGGGACAGTAAAGAAGAAGAAGCATACGAAGTTTGCAGGCAAAGCATAATAGATCATGCTAGTGTACCTGTTGAAATAATTCCATTGAAACAAAAATTCCTTAGAAAAACTAAAGTTTATACTAGACCCAACGATAATCTATCAAGCACCGAATTTACATTTACTCGATTCTTAGTACCGCATCTTTCTCAATATAGTGGCTGGGCACTTTTTATAGATTGCGATTTTGTATTTTTAGATGACCCAGCCAAATTGTTTGAACAATCAAATAATGATTATGCTGTAATGTGTGCGCATCACGACTATACGCCTAAAGAAGGGCTGAAGATGGATGGTAAGCAACAGTATAATTATCCAAGGAAAAATTGGTCTAGCTGTATGTTAATTAACTGCGGGCACCCAGCTAATAGACAGCTTACTACAGGGCTAGTTAACAATAGAACAAAGACAGGCGCATTCTTCCATCGTTTTAGTTGGCTTGATGATAGCCTTGTTGGAGAAATAAGTCATGAATGGAATTGGTTAGTCGGTTGGTACAAAGAGCCTGAAGACGGTACGCCAAAAGCATTACACTACACAGAAGGCGGTCCTTGGTTTAAAGAATACGAAGATTGCGAATACAATTATGAATATTATAAAGCTAAACAAAAATTATTACAATCTAAACTAGACTTTTACGAAAAAGTAGACATAGTAGGAGTTGACAGGTTAACCATAAATCCAAATAAGAAAATAATAATTGATTTGTTATTAAAAAGTATTATTGATCCAGAAGAAAACATATATAAAACAAAAGATGAATTAAATCGATTAAAGGAAATAGAAATGGGTGTCAAGGTATTAGCAGTCAGTAAAAATAAAGAAGATGACGAGGCCAATCGCGACTATCGCGACAAAGGCGCTTATGATCCTTTCTTACAAGACTTTGTTATAGGCTCTGGAGGGACAATTGGATTATGGGACTATAAAAATAAGGAAGATACTGCCTTAGTAATACGTGGGCTGGGCGGCAAAGCACAAAAAGCACTTAAAATCTGTATAGAATCTAACCGTGAATTTTATGCAATTGATACTGGATACATGCAACCTAGTATTAGAAAAGATTATCACAGAATAACAAAAAATGGACTACAAAATACTTCCAGCCTTATTACTCGTCCTGATGACAGATTGAGTAGATTAAATGTTGAATTTGGTCGTCACAAAACTGGAAGTAAAATTTTAATATGTCCACCAAGTGGAAAAGTGATGAAATTTTATGATCAAGATTTAGATGTTTGGATCGAAAATACTATTGCTGAAATTGAAAAATATACAGACAGACCAATTGAAATACGCACTAAGCCAGCCGCACGTAGTACCCGCACTACAACAGATACAATTTATAATGCAATGGCAAACGATGTACATTGCTTAGTTACATATAATAGTATTGCTGCTACTGAAGCTTTTTTGTTTGGACTTCCTGCTATTGCCCTTGCTAATAATGCAGCAACTTCTGTATGTAATACTGCAATAGATCAAATTGATAATCTTATAGTTCCAACAGAGGATTTACAAGTAGCATTAGCAAGACATCTAAGTTATTGTCAATTTACTCCTGCAGAAATTCGCACAGGATATGCTTGGGAGATATTAAATGAGAGTAGTTAGTTATTTAAAATCAGTTCCTGCTAAAAATCTTAACCCCCAAAAAACTGAATTGCTTGTTAAGTTTAATGCAGGAGTAAACCAAAGTGGGGATCAAGGCATACTTCATGCGGGCAATGATGTTATAGTTTCTGATGTAGGAATGATACAAGGCTGGGTATATGCAGATCAAAGAACACCGCATTTGCAATTAAGAAAACAAATCATAGATCAACAGCTACAAACAAAAAAGTATGTTGCATGTGCAGATGCTAACTTATTTTTATACAAAGACAAAACTAATCCTCATGGTTATCTAAGATATAGTTTTAATGGAATTTTTCCTACTACAGGAATATACTGTGATACTGAAGTGGATCCTGCCCGGTGGCAACAAATATCAAAAGACAGTAAAATACATTTAGAAGATTATAAAACAGACGGTCATCAAGTCCTTCTATTGCTACAACGTGACGGCGGCTGGACCATGAACGGATTATCAACAACAGATTGGGCTGTTAACACTGTTGTACAATTACGCAAACATACTAACAGACCTATAGTATTACGAGCACATCCGGGCGATAAAAAATCTAGATTTTACATGCCGACCATTGCCCGTATGTTACAACACGAACGTAACGTTAAAATATCTGCGCCTGACACTCCATTAGAAATAGACTTGCATAACGCATGGGCAGTAGTTAATCATAACAGTAGTGCATCAGTTGGTCCTACTATACAAGGCTATCATACTTTCTTAACTGATCCAGAATTAAGTCAAAGCAAAGAAGTAGCAAATACTAATTTAGAGCAAATTGAAACACCAAAAGAATTTGATAGACAGCGTTGGTTAGAGCGCATCAGTATGTTTCATTGGAAGTTTAACGAACTAGAAAATGGCGAAGCGTGGAATCACCTAAGGAAATGGATCACATGAAAGGAACAAAAATGATAACCGATAACGATGATATAATTATGATACCAGATTTGCTACCTAAAAGTTATCAAGACGAAATTGAAAGAGAAATGACATCATTGCAATTTCCTTGGTACTATAAACATAGTGTGTCAGGGCATCCTAGTGCTCCTGAAGTTTTTAAAAATGATTCAAATATTAAAGCAAGAGATGCTCTTGTTCATTTGTTTTATGCTGAAGATATAAATCATGTTAGTAATCATATAAATCTAGTTAAACCTATAACTTATTTTTTAGAACAACACACCGGAGCATCAGTACAGCACTTGTTGAGAATGAGAGCAGTATTAACTTACAGAGATCCATCGTGGAATCAAGAACATTACTTAACTCCACATGTAGATCAACAAGCTCCTCATTGGACTATGATTTATTACGTAAACGATTGTGACGGCCCTACTCATTTTTACGAAGATTTCTTTGACAAAGATAATAACTATAATAAGCGAACTTTAAAATCTAGTCATATTCCTAAGAAAGGAACAGGAGTATTATTCAATGGCTTGCGGTATCATGGTAATAGTGTAGGTAATGAAAAAAATAGAGTAGTTATTAATATGAATATGCAGCTCAACTTTAACTACATTTCACCACTCTCCGGAGAAGTAATATGAGCAAACAAATAACAGTAGTAACTACGTTTCATCCAGCAGGCTTATCAAAGTACGGTCAGCGTATGATTGATAGTTTTGCATTAAACATTGATAAGCGTATTAAGTTGTTAGTGTATGCAGAGGATTGTAAGCCTGTTAATCCTGATCCAAGCCGCATTGAGATATTAGATGCAAAGGCAGCATTACCTAAACTAAATGCATTTAAATCAACATGGGGACATATTCCTAAAGCTAATGGTGACATTACTAATGAGCCACAGCGCCACACACGCCGCGATTGGATGAAGCAATTCAAGTGGGACGCAGTTAGGTTCGCAAATAAAACATACGCTGTGTATGACGCTGTACAGCGTTCTAAGGACTGGTGTGTGTGGATGGACGCGGATACATATGTGCATAGTCCTTGGACGTACGAAGACTTCGCAGCGCAGTTGCCAGACAACGCTTGGATCACTTATGTAGGCAGAGGCAAAGGATCACAGACATGGCCAGAGTGTGGCTTCTACGGATTAAATTTAAATCATCCTGTGTGTCACGAGTTCCTTAAAGAGTTTGAAAGAGTATACGAAGAAGCAGACAACGGAATATTCTTGTTAGAAGAATGGCATGACAGTTTTGTGTTTGGAAGCATATTAAACAATATGAAATTACAATTTCCTAATGCACATGATTACAGTGCTGAGATGTACTTGAAGGAAGCTAAGAGCGGCGGAGGCGGACATCCGCTAATTAATGGCGTACTAGGCAAATGGATTGACCATATGAAAGGAGGACGCAAGGATGCAGGCAAGTCACAAAAGAAAGACATTATGGTAAACAGGACAGAAGATTATTGGAATGAAATTTAGTTTATGGACAGATTATGGCGCACTTAATAGCGGACCGGTGTTTGATGCTTTTGCAAATAGTCTTGTGGACAATGGGCACACTGTTGTTTATAATGATAACACTGCCGACGTTGATTGTATTTGGAGTGTTCTTTTCCACGGCCGCATGGCTAGAAACAAAGCTATCTGGGGAAACAAAAAGCCTACTATAGTCCTTGAAGTTGGAGGAATAAATAGAGGTGTAACGTGGAAAGTAGGGCTCAATGGAATTAATCGTGACGGGTATTTTGGGGATGGTGGTAATGATAATAGTCGTAGCAATGATCTTGGGCTATTACTAAAACCCTGGCGCACCGATGGTGAATACATTTTAATTGCAGGACAACATGACAAAAGTTCGCAATGGCAAAACATGCCCCCAATGAGCAACTGGTTCCTTGACACATACAATGAAATACGTAAATATACTCAACGCCCAATTATATTTAGACCGCACCCACGCTGTCAATTGCCTGAAATAGAACGAGGCTTGCGACACGTATTTAGACAGGAGCCACAGCATGTTAACGGCACTTATGATTCTTTTGATATGGGGTTTGATGATGTATATTGTACTATCAGTTACAGTAGTAATCCTGGGGTACATAGTGTCATCGAAGGCGTTCCTGCTTTTGTTAGCACTCATAGTCTTGCTTATGATGTGGCCAACGATATCGACTTTCTTCATGATATAGAAAATCCTCTCTGCCCAGACAGAACACAATGGCTTAACGACTATGCACACACTGAATATACACTTGAAGACATATCACAAGGATTGCCATTAAAAAGCTGGATAGCTAACCTAGGGATTACATAATGCACTATTTTAAAAATATTGAACTACCAAACTTTCTTGATGAAGCAAAGACTGATTGCTTGCGTTGGGCAGAAGAAATTGTAGAACACGGTAATCCGCATTCTTCTTTAATACTGCGTAATCGAACACACTCAAAGATTAATAATGCAGTTAGCGAATTAGATTTTAAGACTGTTACTGCAATTGCTGGCACACGTAAATCACGTATACTTAAACAACGAGTATATAAAATGGTACGCAAATACGGCGAAGTTGATAGAATTGTTATTGACCAATATGATGTTCCTACTGAGATGTCTAAACATGTAAAAGATGAAATGCTTAGGCTATTTAATATTCCACGAGATGAATGTACTCCTATAGTTCAAATACAAAACGGCGGCGAAATGCTACACCCGCATCACGGCCACGGTAGGAAGGCAAGTCTTTTCTGTTTACTAAAAGGCGAGGGCGAGTCTACCCGATGGTATAAAGAAACGGAATCTTTTGAGATTGTAGACGAGTTTCATATTCCTGACGTATCTAAACTTGAGATTGCAGTTGAAAATGTCTTACAAGAAAACCAATGGTTATTATTCAATCATCGTGAATGGCATTCGGTGCATAGAAAAAGCAATGTAGGAGTTAGAATCAATTTTGGTATTGATTTTAAAACAATGGATATTAATGAACTAATAAAAAGAACTTGACATCTAAGCTATAATGCGTTATACTATATGTATGATTGAGAATATAGAAGATTGTTTAGAACACCTTGCAGGTATGCGTGAGTCATCTGTAAAATTCACTATCGAACAAACTGACTTTACTATTGTGAATAGTATTGCGCGACAAGTGTTTAAAGGTACTGCCTTGACAGATAGGCAATTTGCTCTTATGCAAGAAAAACTTGTTGCATATAAAGCACAGTTTGTTGAAGCTGGCGTTGAAAATTTAGAGGACCTATTACAGCGTACTCGACAGCCTTTAAGACAAATTGATCGAAGCAAATACATTAAATGTCAAGACAATACTATTGTTATTAGGTTTCCTTTTAATAAAACTGATATCTGTTATATACATGAATTTGCAGGAACTGCTGAAGGATATCATCACCAAAAAGGCACCCATATACACTACTTTGAATATGATGAACGTAATGTATTAAACTTGCTAGATCGATTTACTAAAAAAGATTTTGTAATCGATGAAGAACTAATTGAAGTTTATACAGCAGCAAAAGCAATACATAGTTCACCGCAAGAGTATCTTAGCGGTATTGTTAACAACAAGTTAGTAAACATTAATCCAGCACTCGATACTGTAATACAACACGAAGTTGGTAAGTTGTGTAATAGCACATTTGCAAAGTTTATTGATCGTAGATTTCGTTACGCACTTGATTATGTAGAATTGCCGTCAGCATCTACATCACTTGCACACAGTATTATATCGCGCAAAGAAGTAACATATAATAGTCGTCCTAGTGCAGAATCTACAAGTGATATATTAACAGCATTATGGGACTTAGATAGATTTCCGTTACTAGTAGTACTTGATGCTGCTAACGCTGAAGAGCAACTTCACGAGTTAGCAAATTACTATAGAGACATGATCAATCCAGAAGAACAAAGTGTGTTGTTTCGTTTAGACGATGCTGAAGCAGGATTCAATCAATTAGTTAAAGATAGAAAACTAAACAATTGGGTTGACAGCACTACAAAAGTAGTGTATATTAGTAAGAGCAAGTTACCAAAGATACTTGTTAACAATGAATGGAAACCTACTGCTGCATTTAGTTATGACAGCAAGGTGGATAGGTTTGTTGACAGTTACGTTTCATTTAATTGTGACTTGATAGTTTATCGAGAAGAGACCACGAGTCCGTTTAGGAAGTATTCAAGAATATATGGCTAATTGTAAATTAATAATAGAAGACGAAGTAAACATTAGGATCGAAGGTCTTGAAGTAGATGTACGACGACAACTTGCCAATGCACTCAAGTTTGAAGTGCCGTATGCAAAGCATATGCCGCAATATAAACTTGGCCGCTGGGATGGCAAAGTTGCTTTCTTTGGCATTGGTGGTAGTGGTTACGTTAATCATCTTGATGTAGTACAGCGTGTACTTACAAAGAACAAAGTTCAAATCATTGACATTGAAGATAGACGTCATCCGATTAATTTGAACTTTACACCTGTTACAGAAGACTACTGGAAGGACCAAGGAGTTGTTTGGCCTGAAGGACACCCTGCAGAAGGTGAAGATATTATTCTGCGTGACTACCAAGTAGAGGCTATTAACACATTCTTGAATAATCCACAAAGCTTGCAGCAGATTGCTACTGGTGCAGGTAAGACAATTACTACAGCAACACTATCACATATAACTGAGCCTTACGGACGTAGTCTAGTTATTGTTCCTAACAAGTCGTTAGTAGAACAAACGGAAGAAGACTATATTAACTGTGGGCTTGACGTTGGTGTGTACTTCGGCGACAGGAAGATACTAGGTAAGACTCACACAATTTGCACTTGGCAAAGTTTAAATATACTTGACAAGAAGAACAAGGACGGCAGCGCGGTACTAAGCCTTGCAGAGTTCCTTGATGGTGTGAGCACAGTTATTGTCGACGAAGTACACATGGCCAAAGCAGAAGTATTAAAGAACTTACTTACACGCAACTTAAAGAACGCTCCGATACGTTGGGGACTAACAGGTACTGTACCTAGAGAGAAGTTTGAATTTGAAAGTATACATGCAAGCTTAGGTCCTGTAGTTGGCAGCATTACAGCAAAGTCGTTACAGGATCAAGGAGTACTATCAGCATGTCATGTTAACGTATGTCAGCTGATTGATGTTGTAGCGCATTCAGACTATCAAGGCGAACTAAAATACTTAACATCAGACCCTGCACGTTTAGAATACATTGCAGGCATGATGAACAAAGTTTCGCAAACAGGTAATACCCTTATACTAGTAGACAGAATTAGCGCAGGACAAACACTAAGAGACTTAATACCAGGCAGCACTTTCGTAAGTGGTGCAGTTAAAGTAAAAGACAGAAAGGAAACTTATGATACAATTCGTGAAGGAACGAATGAAGTTATTATTGCAACTTATGGCGTTGCAGCAGTGGGTCTTAATATACCTCGTATTTTTAATCTTGTGCTGCTGGAGCCTGGCAAAAGTTTTGTAAGAGTTATTCAGTCTATAGGTAGAGGCGTACGAAAAGCAAAAGACAAAGACTTCGTTCAAATATGGGACTTGACATCAACATGCAAGTTTGCGAAGCGGCACTTAACTCAGCGTAAGAAATTTTACAAAGAAGCAGAGTACCCATTTACAATTGAGAAAGTGGACTGGAATTAAATTATGAGAATATTAACATTAGACAATGAATGTTTTAACCTGGATGACTTACCAGAAACAATAGAAGACGATGTACGCTTTAGTGTACTAGACAATAGTGATCCAAAGAATCCAGACTTTTTCTTTGTTCCATTAATTTTCCTAGAAAGCTTTAGCGCACCTGCAATGGTATTAGAAATAAACGGCAGAGAAATTACTATGCCAGTTGATTGGAGCATAGCAGTAGGATGTAGCGAAAGCGGCAACGACTTAGAAATACTACCACTAACTAGTATTAACGACAGAGGCTTTGAAGCGTTTCTATTTAATCCGTTGTCTAGCTTTAAAGCAGACTTTGGCGTAGTTAATATTGTTAACTTTTATACAGATGTAAAATGGTACTTTCCTAAAATGAAAAATGGACAGTTGCTAACTGTTCCTATCGAAGACGGCAAAAAACCATTGTGTGCATACTTTGTTAAAGACATTAGCAGGCAGTGTGAAGTAATTGAATATAGCTCATTAATATAAGGAGAAATATAATGGGAATTAAAGCAGGCAAGATTTGGGGATCAACGGAACTGATCCATGCAAACGGAGCATTAGAGTTCCATCGCATTAACTTTAATGCAGGATACAAATGTTCTGAACACGCACACGAATTCAAATGGAATGGCTTCTTTGTTGAGTCAGGCAAGATGATTGTGCGTGTATGGCAAGATGATCAAGGACTAGTTGATGAAACTATTCTCGAAGCTGGGGACTTTACACAAGTTAAGCCTGGCAAGATTCATCAGTTTGAAGGACTAGAAGATGGTGTTGCATTTGAGTTGTATTGGGCAGAGTTTAACCACGATGACATTGTAAGGCGTACTAGTGGATCAACAGTAAAATGAGAATAATAGCAGGACCTTGCCAGCACGAGTCTTTAGGACAGTCTGCACAAATTGCACAACGATGTAAAGAAGTATGCGACAAGTATGGTATTGAATACTACTTCAAAGCAAGTTACGACAAAGCTAATCGCAGTAGTATGCAAGGCAAACGCGGCATGGGCCTTTCTAAAACTATGTACGACTTTAAAATATTAAAAGAAGTACACGGTGTTAAAATACTTACTGATGTACACGACATAAAACAAATTGCCTTAATGGTGCATTATGATGTTGTTGACGTATTACAAATTCCTGCATTCTTGTGTAGACAAACTGATCTAGTACAGGCAGCATGTGCAACAGATAAAATTGTTAATATTAAAAAAGGACAGTTTCTTGCTCCGTGGGATATGAAAGGTATACTAAGTAAATGTGACGAAGCCAAAGAGCTTTGGATTACAGAGAGAGGAACTAGTTTTGGATATAATAATTTGGTTGTCGATTTTACCGGCATTGATTATATGCTTAATAATTTTGATGTACCTGTGGTTTTTGACGCCACACACAGCGTACAGAAACCTGGTGGCAACGGAGATAGTAGCGGTGGGAATAGGGATTACGTTCCTGGCTTATGTCGTGCAGCAAGTGCTCTTGGCGTTACCAACTTCTTTTTAGAAGTGCATCCAGACCCAGACAACGCACCGAGTGACGGTCCGAATATGTTACGCTTAGACGACTTTGAAAGGACAATAGATGAAATCCACCGCTATTCTTATACCGGCTAGATATGGAAGCACACGCTTTCCAGGTAAGCCTTTAATTGCATTAGATAACATTCCTATGGTACGTAGAGTATATGAGCAATGTCGCAAGACAGGAATTGACACATATGTTCTTACAGACGACATGCGCATCTTTAATTTATTTGATGGTAGCAACTGTTGGATAGAAGAAATAGATTACGAAAACGGTACAGCACGATGTGCAGGCGCAATAAAGAATGACTTCTTTAGTAAGTATGATACGTTTATTAATGTGCAAGGCGATATGCCTGACGTAACAACAGACATGGTTGAGAAATGCATTATAGGATTGCAATACCATCCAGTAAGCACAGTGTTTACAACAATGCCAGAAGAGTTGCAACACGATCCTAATTCAGTTAAGATGGTACGTGCCGGCGACAAGGCTTTATGGTTTGGTAGAGGCATGACAGGTTATGGTGAATGGCACTTAGGTGTTTACGGCTATAAGCGCAATGCATTAGAAAGTTATCCTAATTTAACAGTAACACGCGAAGAAGAAGTAGAAAAATTAGAACAACTCCGTTGGTTAAAAAACGGTTTACAAATTGGTTGTTTGAGTGTATACTATAATGGAGTAGAGATAAACACGCCAGAAGACGCGGAGAAATGGAATGAAAAATAAAGAATTAGATTTGTTTAAAGTGCTCATACCAGCAATCGATAATAACATGAAAGAGTTGTATACAGTTGCAAGCGAAGATGGTAAGAAAGATATTAAAGGTGATCTATGGAATCTTAATAGATATATTAGCAATATTCAAGGCACTAGGACACAGCAAGAAGTTGCTGTCTTTAAAACTAACGAGTTCTATAACAAGAATTGGAATGTTCTAGGAGGCACTAATCATATTAATTTGCAATGGCAATTATTATGTATCTCAGGCAACACTGGAAAAAAAGAATTTCATCCATGGCAGGGTTTTAAAAAGAAAAGCGGCAGCAACGATAAAGCTATTAAATTATTAGAACAACTTAACCCTAACATGAAAACAGACGAGGTCGAACTACTTGCTAGAATATCTACAAAAAAAGAACTCAAACAACTCGCGGAAGATCATGAAATTAACATCAAGCTCTAATAAGCCTTACGTATGCGGATACTGTAATACAGGATATACTAAAGAGTCAACTCTTATGGCGCACCTGTGTGAAAAGAAACGCAGGGCTTTACAGAAAGATGAAAAGCGAGTGAAGTTAGGCTTCTATGCATTTAATCAATTTTATAAACTAAGTGCTAACAGCAAGCGAGACAAAACGTATGAAGAGTTTTGTAAGTCATCGTACTACAATGCATTTGTACAGTTTGGTAGTTTCTTAAATAATGTAAAGCCGCTGTATCCTGAAAAGTATATCGACTATGTTGTAACCAGCGGAGTTAAACTTGACCATTGGTGCAAAGAGGATATGTACCAAAAGTACGCAGTTGAAATAATTAAAAAGGAAGGCGTTGAAACTGCACTAGAGCGTAGCGTAAACACAATGGTCGAATGGGCTGAAGACAAGAGTGCTCCATGGAATCATTACTTTGTACACGTTAGTCCTAACAGAGCAGTATGGCACATTAAAGATGGCAGGATTAGTCCGTGGCTCATACTTAACTGTAAGAGCGGCAAAGAGCTGCTAAGTAAATTTAACGATGAACAGTTAAGTATGATTTATCATATTGTAGATCCACAGCATTGGGCAGTGCGATTCAAAAGACAGACGTCAGACGTGCAACTTGTTAAAGACGTAGCAAAGGAAAGTAGATTATAATGAAATTAATAAAGCATCCAGATGAAATGCTATCACGTGAAGTTAAAGATGTTGACGTAGAGAATCCAGGGTTTGATCCTGTAGAGCTTAAAGAAGAAATGGTTAAGTTTATGATCGACGGCAACGGTATTGGCCTTGCAGCTAATCAGATTGGACTAGATGCAAAAGTATTTGTTATGGGCGATAGTGTAGAAAATAGTACAATGTGTATTAATCCTACTGTGCTACAATACACTGAAGACACAAATGATGACATTGAAGGTTGCTTGAGCTTTCCTAATATATTTGTTAAGATTAAACGTCCTAGAGAAATACTTGCACGTTATTGGAATGAAAAGTTAGAAGAGTGTACAGTAAAGATTGAAGGCTATACTGCTAAGTGCTACTTACATGAAATGGATCATGTGCTAGGCATTACTATAAAAGATCGTGCAAGTAAACTTAAATGGAACATGGCAACTAAGAAGGCGAAAAAACTTGCGTAAACTACAAAACGGTGTTACAGTATACGAGCTAGACGAACCTGTTGAACTTGTAGTTAGAACTCGAGCACCTATGAAATGGAAACTAATTGATAGAGAGACTGGTGAAGAATATATCGGCTCCACACCTAAAGACGGTGAACATACATGGAAAAAAAATGAATCACTTAGATCGTAGTTGGAATAGTTTGTCAGATTTAAAAAACTATTTAGAAACTAAAACTAAAGAAAAAATTATCAAGTTTGACGGAATTCAACTTGTAACCAATAAAGGCACATACGGCCTTGCTATGCGAGAGTTAAGTTTTATAAAAAAATGAAGAAGCCAGACAACGTAACAGATTTTGCAGCTATACTTCCGTACCCTACTAATGTAGGTGCTCCTGCATTTACCGTACCTGATGTGCTACAGCATAAAGCAGAGCGCGGAGTTACAGCCACACACTTCTTTGAAACAAAGTTTGACGAACTAAAAGATGAATACTTTAAACTTGTAAAGCTTGCAGAAGATACACAACTAGTGTATACTGCAACATACAATTTTATTCCTGTAGTAGGAAGGACATATAGTTTATATGATAACGCTGGCAAAATATTTCTTAGTATTATTCCGCCAGAGCAATGGCTACAGATGAAGTGTAAAGGAAGTTTTAAATTTACTGCTGATAATACATGGGAAAAAATAAATGACTGAACTGCCTGACATTGACATAGACTTTGCTGACAGAGATATTATACTATCTCATTTGCAACATCGTGTGGCAAAGTTAAAGAGCGGCAAGAAACATAATACCGGAATCTATACAACAGAGATTCCTCACAACCCTGTTGACAACTTAGCCACAGTTGAACACAAGGAAGCAAACGAACGTGGCTACTTTAAACTAGACCTTCTTAACGTAAGTATATATAAAGACGTTAGAGGCAATCAACACTTAACAGAATTAATGGAAAGGAAACCCCTATGGCAACTTCTGGAACACGAGGACTTCAGCGACAAAGTCTTTCATCTAAACGGGCACAACGAACTATTGAAACAATTGAAGCCCAAATCGGTGTCTCAATTGGCAGCGACCTTAGCAATTATTCGTCCAGCGAAGAGACATCTAGCGAGCACAACATGGGAACAGATAAATCAGCAAGTGTGGATAAAACCGACAAATGGTGATTACTATTTTAAAAAAGCACATGCTGTAAGCTATGCTATGGCGTGTGTTGTACACATGAATTTATTGTGTGAACAATTGCAAGAAGAAAGTAAGTAATGGAAAATTTTATACAAACGTTTCAAGTAAGTCCAGAAGTATGTGACGGGCTAATTGAATATCATAAAAACAATACAGAATATAAAGTTGAAGCTCTAATAGGTGACAGGGTTAGAAAATATATTAAAGAATCAATTGATGTTACAGTTTTTAACAATAGTAGTGATCCTGCTGTAACACAATACTTTAGTGAACTGCAAGATGGATATCTAAGTTATGTTGAAAAATATAATATTGCAAACCTAAGACTAACGACAGAGATAGGTCATAATATACAATATTATCCACCCGGCGGCGGATTTAAAAAATGGCACCATGAAAGAATAGATATTAAATCTACAGAGCGGCAACTAGTATACATGACGTATCTTAATGACGTAGACGATGGTGGAACAGAATGGATGTACCAAGAGTTAAAACTTGATGCTCGCAAAGGTCTAAGTGTAATTTGGCCTAGTGACTTTACACATACTCATCGAGGAGTTGTATCGTCTACACAGGAAAAATGGATTGCTACTGGATGGTTTAAGTATGATTAATCTTTTGGACGTCTTACTAACTGTACACTTCTACGCTTAACTCGTTTAACACTTAGATTGCCTAAGTTAACACATGGACCTAACGTAACCTTAACATCCTTTGAGTTCATAGTTATTATAGAGTATTTAAAAATAACCATTTCATTTCTTAGAAATATGTTAATTGGTATTAGCCTGTTTGACTCCCACCACCAAACTTCGCCTAGCTCTAAAAATGCTTGTTGTTCAATTGGCGTCTTTATAGCTGTATAGATATACATACTAGTAACTGTAGCGTCTTGGTTAATTATAACACCGACGTATTCGTTTCCGCCGTATGTTACTACGCTTAGGAAAGGAAAATTTTCTTCTATATCTTTAGTTAACATGTGTTTCCGATAAATATTAGTATGCAAGTATTACCTAGATATTTAGTCAAAAATGTAACCACACTGATAGCAGATGTGGCAGGATTCGTAACGGAGTATAGACCAGTGTATAGTAAACAATTACAATTATATAAAGGCATTGATAACGTCTTAGAATTTAGACTTCTTAACGCAGATCAAAAACCTGTAGACATAACAAGTTACGTACCTAAGCTTGTTGCGTTTGACGAAGTTAATCAAATGGTACTAGAAAAAGATTGTACAATATTAGATGACGGTAGCACAGTAACAAGAGGCAAGTTTAAAGTTTCAGTAACAGAGAATGAACTACTTAACATTAAACAACAGTACCTAAGCTACAATATCTATATGCAAGAAACTGATGGCGACAAAGTACTTACGTACTCGCAACCTAACTTTGGTAATGACGGCGCTATATATGTTAATGCAAGAACGTTTCCAGGTCCACAAAAAACTGCTGAAGTGACTACGTTCGAACAGCAAGGAGTTGGTGTTGACATTTGGAACAGCTCGACTATCGATGCACAACCTGGTATTAACGGCAACGAAGCATTACATAGTGCAGCAGTATACACAGCAGCGTACACAGGTACTGTAACAGTGCAAGCTACTTTAGACAATGCAGTAACAGAAAGCACTAACTGGGCAAACATATCCACACTAACGTTTGTTGGTACTGAAACAGATCCTGTGCCTGTTAACTTCAACGGAGTGTTTAGTCACTTACGTTTCCAAACAAATGCTAACCCGGGTGCAAAAATAACTAAGGTATTAGTTCGAAACTAGTTGACAATCTCCTATACTGATGCTATAATAATAGTATGAGTGTAATCGCTGACACAGTCCTAACATACTTGCCTTCTAAAAGGAAACAGACTCCTAGCGGCTGGCTTGGATTTAATGCACCTTGCTGTATACACAATGGCGAAAGTCGTGACACTAAACAGCGTGGCGGCTTAATTGCTAACCCGGACGGAGGCGTCAGCTTCCATTGCTTTAACTGCGGCTTTAAGACAAGTTGGCAACCAGGTAGAGGCTTCTCCCATAAACTGCGTAAACTCCTACAGTGGCTAGGAGCACCTGACGATATAATCAACAAGGTAGCACTTGAGGTTATGCGAGAGAACGAAGGTGTTGAAGCAAAGCAACGTATCGCTTCACTGCCCGAGTTTAATACTGTGCCGATGCCAGACGATGCAATAAAGATATCAGACATTACAGACTTTACAAAATTTAGCATAGCTATTCTTGAGTATATGGCTGCACGTGGTCTTAGTGTAGATGACACAGATTACTATTGGTCTCCTAGCTTAGGTTGGCGAGACAGACTTATTATACCGTTTTACTTTGAGAAGCGCATAGTAGGCTGGACTGGACGTACAGTTAATCCAGATAAGAAACCTAAGTACATGACAGAAGTACAACCTGGTTTTGTGTACGGACTAGATGAACAGCATTACAGTAAAGTATTTGCTATTGTGTGCGAAGGACAAATGGACGCTATACACATACAAGGCTGTGCGCTTGGAGGATCAGAAATAGCAGACCAGCAAGCAATGTTGTTAAATAGACTACAGAAACAAATTATAGTTGTGCCTGATAGAGACCACGCAGGTAAGAAACTAGTTGAAGATGCTATTGATAAAGGCTGGAGTGTTGCAATGCCAGAATGGGATCAAGACATTAATGACATAGGTGACGCGGTGGGTAAATATGGTAGACTGTATACATTACATAGTATAGCAAGTGCGGCACTAGACAGCCCATTAAAAATTAGACTGAGAGCAAAAAAATGGTTTTAATTAAAAACATAGCAAGAAAAATATGGAACATCATTGCATGGCCATATCGTAAAATTAAAGAAGAAATTAAATTCCGTAAGCGTATGAAAGAGCTTCGCGAAAAAGATCCATTTATATACAAATGATTGACGCAGTAGGCGCAGCACAAGTTGTAAGCAGCTTTAAACGACAACAATATATCGGAGATGATATACATGTATCGCATGTTAAGCATGTAGAACGTGCAGGTGCCAAGGTAGTAGAATCAATTGAGTACGTAACAT